GCCAGTGTCATGATTAGCAGAGTTAGGAGACATAGAAACACTAACTCTCATACGCTCATTAGCAGCAAATATTGGAGCAATCATGTAATCTTGATCTCCACTCCAGTGCTTGTGCCAATAGGCAACCATAGCTTGGTGTGTTGGTTGCACTGCTAAATTGGAACTAGACATAAAAGTATGAACTGGATGTACAACGAATCCAAAAACAGCAGTACCAATTGGTGTATTTGCTGTGACTACGCTAGTAGCAATCAATGACCACTGACGCGCAATAGCGCCAAAGTCCATTGGATCCACAGGGCCATTACCAAGCTGCAAAGGATTACAATCAATTTGAGCACCATCAGTGACTGTTAAACCAAAAGCGGAGGAAAGGTTGTCAGTGATAGCCATACTCTCACCAACACTTCGAACGACTCTAGTGGGTGGGTCTAAATTAAGTGGTTTTGACCACCCAAAAATGTGAGATATTTTTGAACCAACGTTAGCGATAGAACTGATACCTTTGGCCACTCCACCTATAAAAGGCACATCTGACAAAAGCTTAGTAGCTGACGACACCTGATTCAACCCCTTCGTGACTGTGCCAGCCTCTTGTCTCTCACCATGTTGGGCTTGCACTAAACCACTGGTGGTAACGATCGCAGGCGCACTAGCTCTAAAGTTAACAAACCTAGCGTAAATGGCAACATCAGCATCTGAAACTTCAAGATTTGAAGTCCTAAGCACATCATAAGTGCTAATTCGTAACATCGACACATTATCACGTGGGTCACCACCAAGTGCTATAGTGTAAAATTTAGCGGTATTGATATTAACCCTAGGAACTGGACCATTAAATGGAACACTAAAAGTGACGGTTTCTGACATACCGACATCTATGAAATTAGGTCCAGGCATTTGGACCACTTGCATGATGTCGGCTCTATTAGCTCCTGCACTGGCATCATTTAAGATAGAATTGAGACGGTCGCCATAACGACCCTCGTTAAAAGCGACACCTTGACCAACAACCCACTCAGATCTCAACGGAATAGCTCCAGCACACATGAGACCTTGGGTGAAAGCATTACCGTTAGTCATGATCCTAACTTCAATAGAATCCCACTCAGCAAGAGTATAGTTCCTAAGAGCAGCTGCTATCACGTCATTGTTGAACATAGTGGTGGTCAGATAATACACTCTACTAAATGCATCACCATGCAACCAAGTAAAGTGATCGATCAGTACTTCTCTGTGAATGATATCATGCAATCCCACTCTGGGGTCTAAAGCAGGGGAAAGTCGTACAGCGGGAGTTGGGGTTGGTTCTGGTGCAAATTGATCAACAAAAGAGATTATGGGTTGCTCATCAACTGCCCCTGATGAAGGGTCATTAGCCTCAACAACTCCACTCGTGACAACAATATTATCATAAGTTGGTGTATAATCCATGCAATCACCATAACGCTTATTCCCATCAATATAAGCTTGGTCCCAATCAGTAGGAACAGGAAATTCATGTCCATAAACTTCACTAGCTATAAAACTAATTTGATCAATA